GTAGTCACCCCATTAGCCCCCCTTATTACTACAGGGCAGGGCAGGGGTACCCCGTAGCCCCTCAAGGGCTACCCAATTCCCCCCTATCCCTAGGGGTATGGTAGACATTGGCAGGGGGTATGACCCCCCAATGATAAACCGTTGGGGTAGTCATATGTATTACTCCCTCCTAAATTTTTTTGTAGTATTTACCCATTAGAATGCGTACAAATTAGGACATTTACTAAATATTTATAATATTTTTTCTGTTCACTGCGTTAATTTTTGCTTGTAACGGGGTTAATATATATGTAGGGTTTTTTATTATTTACTAATTGGGTTATAATATGAACCGCCTTTGGGGGCGGTTCTTTAATATATATAATATTATATTATATTGGTTGTTTTATTTGGTGGGTTTTTATAGGTTTTTATTTGTGAGGTTTTTGTGGCAGCAAAGGGTGGGTCCGAGCACCATAATGTTAAACGTTTGAGGGCTGACCAGGATTCAGTTATCCGTCTTGTGGAGTCTGGGATTGATGTGAAGGCTGCTGTGGTGATGGTTGGCAGGAAGCCTGAGGTGTTGAAGAAGTGGCTGACTGACCGTCAGTTTGTGCTGCGGCTTGAGGATGCCAAGTCTTTAGGTGAACAGGCTCTAGAACGTGCCTTGCCATCTGGTGACCGTAACAATATTGACTTCGCCACCTTCTCGAAAGAGTTTCTAAACTCTGAGGTGTTTCCTCACCATCAGGCGTGGGTGGATGTTTTGGAGGGCAGGGACCCGTCTTGGCTTCATGAGTCTATGACCTACGAACCTGCGAGCCGTCAGAGGCTTTTAGTGAACGTGCCCCCTGAACACGCCAAGTCTACGGTTTTGACGGTTGGCTATTCTACGTATCGGATTTGTATGAACCCGAACGTGAGAATCATTATCGTCTCGCAAACCCAGAAACGTGCCAAAGAGTTTCTTTACTCTATCAAGCAGAGGTTGACTGAGGAACCTTGGGCGAAACTCCAACAGGTGTATGGTCCTTCTGGTGGCTTTAAGGCTACCGCCGACCAGTGGACCCAAGACATGATTTACCTTCAGCGTGACTCTGGCGAGAAAGACCCGACTGTTCAGGCTATCGGTTGGGGTCAACAGATTTACGGTGCCCGTGCAGATTTGATTATCCTAGACGATATTGTGTCTACGTCTAATGCCCACGAGTGGGAGAAGCAACTTGACTGGTTGCAGAAGATGGTGATTACCCGTTTGGGTAAGAACGGTACTTTGGTTATTGCTGGTACCCGTGTCTCGTCTGTTGACCTTTATCGGGAACTGCGTAACCCTGACCATTGGACTGGCGGTAAGTCACCATTTACATATTTGGCTATGCCCGCAGTTTTAGAGTTCCACGATAAACCCGCCAAATGGGTTACGTTGTGGGCGAAGTCTGACCGTCCGTGGGATGACGAAGATGATGCTCAACCTGATGAGGATGGGTATTATCCGAAGTGGGACGGTGAGGCACTCTTTACTCGCCGTAGTGAAGTAACGCCCTCAACGTGGGCTTTGGTTTACCAACAGCAGGATGTTGAAGAAGATGCTATCTTCCCACCTGCCGCAGTGTTCTCAAGTATCAACCGTATGCGTAAACCTGGACCGATTAACCCTGGTGCCCCAGGTCATCCACGTGATGGGCAGTGGGTAACCATTATGGGTTTTGACCCTGCCATGTCAGGTAAGTCAGGTTTCGTCATGTACGCTGTTGAACGTGACACTGGTGAACGTATGGTGCTAGACGTGTTCAACATGGGTGATTCTTCCCCACAGAAGATTCGTGCACTGATTGAAACATGGGTTGACAAGTATCGCCCTATGGAAATCATTGTGGAAATCAACGCACACCAAAAATCGTATGCGTTGGATACAGAATTAAACCAGTGGCTTGCACAGTACGGTACACGTTTGAAACCGCACTTCACTGGTAAGAACAAGTGGGATACATCTTTTGGTGTTGCCGCACTATCAAACCTTTTTGGTACGTTACGTGAAGGCAAGCACCAGGATGATAACCTGCTAACGCTACCTTCCCATGAAGGTAACGAACATTTGAAAGCGTTAATCAACCAGTTGATTACGTGGAAGGCTGACACGAAGAACGCAACAGACCTTGTGATGGCGTTGTGGTTCTGCGAAATACGTGCACGTGAAATGGTGCTCAACGGTCAGTTCCGCCAAACCCACAGCAACAACAGGTGGGTGTCTCGCAAAAACTCTGTACAACAGGGAACAATAAATCTTGACGATTTAGCCTATGAACAATCAATCATGTTTCTTTAAGGACAAGAATGTACTCAATTAACGAAATCGCTGAACGTGTAGACGTTCTTAAGCGTAGATACGCTGAGCGTGACGCACGTATGGCAGACGTACTTGCTGTCCGTAAAGGTGACTTGTCTGGTGTTGCCCCAGAGTTTTTCCCTGAAGGCATAGATAAGCCAATGATTGCGAACTTCGTTGAAGTTGCTGCACGTGACATGGCAGAAGTTATCGCACCACTTCCATCCTTCAACTGCAATCCTTCCAATACTTTAACTGAATCTGCGAAAAAGTTTGCTGATACTCGCACACTTATCGCTAACAACTACATCCAGTATTCCAATCTGGAAACCCAAATGTATACGGGTGCAGATTGGTATTTAACCTACGGCTTCCTTCCGATTGTCGTAGAAGCAGACCTTGACGAAGGTATGCCACGTATCCGCATAGAAAACCCCCTAGGTTCCTATGTAGAATTTGACCGCTATGGCAGGGTACGGGCGTTCGTCAAGCGTTATATGAAAACTGTTGGTGAACTTGTAAACGAGTTCCCAGAGTACGAAGGACAAATCCTTGGACCGCAGGGTCGGGATTTTGCGGATTACAATTCAGCCCTAGAACTTATCAAGTATGAAGATAAGGACCAAATACTGCTGTATCTCCCTGACCGCAAAAATCTACCACTCTTGCAAGCCAAGAATCCTATGGGTAAAGTAATGGTTCGTGTTGCACGTAAACCATCCATTGACCCTGATGACCCTCGTGGACAGTTTGATGATGTGATTTGGGTACAACTTGCACGTGCCCGTTTCGCTATGCTTGCAATGGAAGCCGCTGAAAAATCTGTACAAGCACCATTGGCTTTGCCTATGGATGTACAGGAACTCGCATTTGGTCCAGATGCAGTATTGCGTTCACAAACCCCACAGGCTATTCGCCGTGTAGGTTTAGAACTACCAACAGGTGCGTTCACAGAACAAGCAATGCTACAACAGGAAATGCGTTTAGGTGCACGATTCCCTGAAGGTCGTTCAGGTCAGATTGATGCAAGCATTATCACTGGTCAAGGTGTACAAGCATTGCTCGGTGGTTTTGATACCCAGATTAAAGCAGGACAATCAATTCTTGCAGATGTGCTAGAAGAAATTGTTTCGCTTTGTTTCGAGATGGATGAAAAACTTTTCTCAGGTAAGAAAGAAGTTTCAGGTATCTACCAGGGTGCACCATACAAACTTACTTATGACCCTGCCCGTGACATCAAGGGTGACTACACCGTACAAGTACGCTACGGTTTAATGTCAGGACTTGACCCATCACGTGCACTTATCTTTTCACTACAGGCTTTACAAGCAGGACTTATCTCACGTGACTGGGTTATGCGAGAACTACCTTGGTCAATGAACGTGTCAGAAGTCCAAAAGGCTATTGAGATTGAACGTATGCGTGACCAACTTTCAGGTTCGTTTGCTGCTATGGCACAAGCGATACCACAGATGGCTACGCAAGGACAGGACCCTTCAGACATTGTAGCAAAGATTGCTGATGTTATTCAAGAACGTAAGAAGGGTACACCTATTGAGGATGCAGTTGCAAAAGCATTTGCACCAGTTCCTCAACCTGAAGTTCCCCCTGCTGGAATGATGCCACCAGTTGAGCAAGGCATGATGCCTCCCACCCCACCGACTCCTGGTATTCCAGAGCAACCAGCAGGGGCACCTAGTGAACAACAAGGTCCACCTGACCTAGCCTCGCTTCTAGGGATGATTACTGGAGGACAATAATGTCCGATAAGAAAACAGAAAACCCTGCCGAGTTTCTCTCAGACTTTTTGAAAGCAAACTCAAAAGCAGCAGTGAATGTGGAAGGTGCATTTTGTACCGCATATATCCTTGCAGCAGAATACATGGATGCTGAAGGAAACTTTTACACATACGTGTTGAAAGATGACAGCGTACCTGGTTGGAGATATGAAGGTCTCTTGGGGTATGTTGCAGCGAATGAACTTTACGAAACAGAAGAAGAGGATGCAGACTAATGGCTAGAGGCGGATACCGTAAACCAAAGAATCCTGCACCCGTGTCAGGTCCAGGTAAACTTTCACGTAGAACAGATGGTGGTCCAGGTTCTAAACAGGCTATGAAAGAAATCCGTACAGGCAAGTATGGCGAATCAAAGCAGTTGATGGAACAACAACAAGGTGCACCTATGGCTGGAAATCCAGCACCTGCTCCACGTGTACAAGCACCAGCACAACCTTTGACACCTTTGTTCGCACCAACCGAAAGACCAAACGAACCAGTTACTGCTGGTATGGGTTTTGGTCCTGGTAGCAATGTGTCCCCTATTGTTGCTGACCGTAGTAAGGTTACAGTTGTAGGTAAGTATCTTCCTGAACTTGAAATGCTTGCAGCAGAAGAAGATGCTCCTAATTCGTTTCGTGCTTTTGTTCGTGCAGTTAAAGCAAACCTAGAAATGGGTATGTAATGAACATGCTTGCTAAAGATATTGCTGCTTTTGTTAACGTTCTTGGTGTAGAAGAACCAGACTTAGTGTGGTATCTTGCAACTCTGCCTTGGCAATCAGAGTCTGACCGTAATGGTTTTATTGTTGAAATTGCTAATCTTAAAGGACCAGTGGCTGGATGAGTTGGTGGGATGATTTTGTCGGTAACCTTACCGATACTGTTACTAAGTTTTTAGGTACCACTGGTGCAGGTGATGCTCCAGAGGTAACAGGTTCACTTGCCCAAAGTTTAGCGTACCAACAATTTGGTTATAAAGGAAAGTTTGGTCGTGCTACCGCTGAAGAAGTTGGTAGACTTTCACGTGAACGTTCAATAAGATTACAGGGTGCACAAGCAGGTGCTATGTTTGCTCCTGGTCGTGAATTTAGAAATGTTATTCAAACACCTTTCCAAGCACTTGCATCTGGTACAAGTTTAGGTGAAGCATATAACCTTGTTCGTGGTGACCGTTCAAAAGCCGCATGGTACGAACCAGGCAAAGAAGGTATTTCTTTTGCACAATCTGTATATGGTGGTTTGGCAGCGTTAACTCCTGGCGAACAAGAGATTGACAAGATTGACTGGACCGACAACAAGCAGGTTCGTGACTACTTTGATGATGGTCCAGCACAATGGATTACTGGTGGCATTGATGCTGTTGCAACCTTAGGTCTAGACCCTCTAGTTGTCGGTGGTATCGCAGGGCAACGTGCTCGTATCAAGTATGGTGTTGCACCAATTCGCAATAAAGATGATGTTCAAAGAGCAGTTGCCGAAATTGATGTTGCAATTCAAGGTGGACAATCCAACTGGACTAATTTTATAGATTATATTTTTGCAAACAAAGATGACGAGTCTGCTATTCTTGCACGTTCAAACATTTTTGAATCAGCAAAAAGTGGTGACCTTGCATCAACGTTTGCTGCTGCAGCAAGAAAGGGTGACAGAGAACTTGTTGGCGATTTAGTCAAGGTTGCCATTGGCGATAAGAATACACTAGAAAAACTTATTGCTCGTAAGGATATAGTTTCAGCACAGGCAGCATTTATCAAGTTGCAAGATAGACAAATGAAGGCTAATCTTTTGTCTGGCAATAAAGAAATGTTTGACCAGCAACTACAAGATATTATTTCTGAACAACTTGGAAAAGTTGCACAAGAAGAAACGATTCTTTTAAGTGCAGTTGGTAGAATTGACCCATTGACAGGTGCTGCTGGCTCTAGCCTTTTTGGTTCCATGATGAACCGAACAGTATCACGTTTTTCAAATGTAGAATTCTGGCGTAACAAGATGGCAACATCACGTGCCAAAACAATGTTTGATGAAGAATACCTCACAGTTGAAGGCTTGCCTGTACGTGTTCTAACTTGGCTAAACCCTTCAGGTCCAATCAAAGAAGCACCTTCAGGTATGTTCAACCTTGGAAACTTTGGTGCTAATGAAGCATGGCGTGAAACCCTCGCACAGGCTAGAGCACTATCCCGTATTACTGGTAAAGATTACAAGAACATTGTAAACCAATACTTACGTTTTCCTACCAAGGAACAGCGATACGATTATCTCATCAACCTTGAGAAGACAATGGTTAGAGATATTATTGAGGCTCGGGTTATCAGACCACGATTTGCTGAGAAAATGGATGATGCCCAAAGAGTTCAGTTCTCGCAACAAGTTGATGCTGTTGAGACCCTTGTTGATGCTTTGATGACTGCTAAGCCACGTATCCAATCACGTGTATACGCTAACATTAAAAAGAATAACTATGTTATCTTTGATGAAGATTTTGGCAATCCAGTAATCGTCAAGCAACTTGAATCATCTTTGCGAAAAATGGCAGAGATGGAAAATACAACTTATGAAAAGATTATTGATGCCCTAGCATCAGAACCAGCCTTTGGTTCTCAGGCTGCAAACGTGTATCACTTTATGGATGTTCAAGCGTATGATGATGTTATTCGTGAAAACATTTCAACAATCCGTAATATGCTTGATATTATTGATGACACGCTATATGCTGGTGTTGGCAAAGAGCAACTAAGTAGTTCTGAAATCAAAAAAGATATTCGTGCAATTATTACAGATATTGCTTCAGACCCAAGAGGTTCCCTAACCAAGCAAGAGCGTTACCTATCCCAAGGTAAAGAGTTCTACGATATGGCTGTTCGTGTTGCTGACGTATACCACGCTTCCGTTTGGAAACCACTAACGCTTATTTCCCTAAAGTATACCACACGTAACATCATGGAAGCCTACACTAGAACCCTTCCAGCACTATACCAAATGAGTGTTGAGGCTGGTGATTCAACATTCAAGGCTGTAGGTGACTTCGTTGGAAACCCAGTCAAATCAATCTCACGTGTTGTTGAAAACGGTAAGTCTAGACTTGGTGCAAGACAGGCACGTGAACGTGCTCGTCAACTTTCACCAGCACAAAGGGCTTTTGCTTTACGTGAAGAATCGCTACTAACACAGTCAACTAAAACTATGGAGACAGCGTTCTCTAGTTTACGATTTATGGCTGAACGTATATCTACAATAAAGGACCCAAAGGGTAACCTTAAGGCACAACTTGACAACTGGATGGCTGAGCCTAGCAAGAATCAGATTATCAGTAAGTTGAAGAATAGTGAAGTTCGTAGATTTGTTACCTTGCTTGTTGACGGTGATGTTGATGCTGCACTTACACTCATCAATCAAACGAAAGATGTATCAACACTAACCTTCGGTTTGAGCGAACTTAAAGATGATATTCTACGTATTGCACAATCGTTTGACGAACCAATAGCAAACAACACTTATGCTAACTATCTGGCTAAAAGAGATGTTGACATGATTGTCAAATATCAGGCAAGTCTAGTTGATGCTGCTGAGGCGATAGATAGAGTTATCGCTACACGTGTTAATGCTGCGGCAGCATGGCAAGATTTTGACAAACTTATTGTTGGAACAAATCCTATTCTTAAACAAAAAGATGATGGAACATTTCAGGTTATGCCTGGTATTCACATGCCTGACTGGGGTATGGGCCCATTAGGTACGTATGCTAAGAAAGAATCTGCAGCCGATAACACGTATTTTAATACTGTTCAGGCTGGTAATCGTCTTATTGGTGAATCTGTTATTACACGTTTTACCGAGAATAAGCGTATCAATCCTGGCGAAAAGAACTGGGCACAAGCGTATGTTCGTTTTGTTAATGAGGATGTTCGTTCTGATGCTTTACTTTATAGAATACTTGATGGAACTAACAATCCACAGTTGGCTACAGATGAAGCACTACTTTCTTTGCTTAAGACAAGAGAGTTCAAGGGTTATCGTACGGTTCTAGGTTTAGAGAAAAAGTCAGATGAGTACCTATTGGAACATATCAACAGCCGTAGATTGATGGTTGAACTTTATGTTCCAGAGATTCCAGGTATGGCTCCTGGCTGGCTTAAGTCTAAAGTTGCTAAAGATGGCTTAGACGAATTAGATATTGAGAAGATACCTCAGATGCTTCGTGCACCAGTAAGCGGTCAAGAAGTTACACAAGGTGTTGCTAAGCACTTATTCTACTATTGGAATAAGGCTGTAGGTAACATATTCAAATATATTGGTAGCCTTCCTGAAACTGTTCTGGCTCGTCACCCATTCTATCGTGCATCATATCGTATGAACGCTAGGAGAATGGCACGTGTACTTGAGGGTCAAGGTGCAGACCTTGCTAGTCCAAAGTACCAGTCTTTGATTCAACGTGTATCGCATGAACGTGCATACAAGGAGTTAAACCAAACATTGTATACAGTTATGCGTAGAACAGAGTTTGCTCAGGCTATGCGTTTCATTCAGCCATTCTATATGGCTAACCAGAACGCTTCACGCTTCTGGATGGGTGCATCATTTAAGAATCCAGCACTCCCACAGTTGGGTATGCTACTTTGGAATACGCCTAATCAGGTCCTTGATGTTCGTGATTCACAGGGTAATCCTATTAATGAGCCAACACTACCATTCTTTAGTGACGAAATGATTTACATTACATTGCCTGAAAAGATTGCTAACTTTATTGGTCAAGATAAAATGTATTTCTACAAGACAAGTTTTGACCTTGTAACTAACGGTGCTTTACCTATTGTACCACAGGCATCTGGTCCACTAGCATCACTACCTATTGGCACATTACTAAGAGAAACAAATATAGTTGACTATGCTGTTGACAATGGTTTTGATGGTGACTTTGTTGAAAGATTTATTACGCCATACTTTGACCCATACGCTTCAGTCACAGATATTGTTACTCCACGACCAGCATGGTTGAGAGCGTTCTATAATTTCCAGGGCAATACCCCACAGTTTGCTTCACGTGTAAGTCTTATCCATGACCAGATGATGATGGAAGCAGACCTTGCTGGTGTTGAATTAACAGATAAGCAGATGGCTGAAAGTATCAAGGAAGCAGCAGAGATTGCACGTAATACCTATTTCACCGAAATGGTTTTCACTTTAGGTATTCCACCTTCACCTGCTGCAGCAAAGTTTACTGTCAATCAGGACTTACTCAAGAAAGAGTATCGTAGATATATTACACGCTACGGTAATGTTGATGGTGCTATTAAGTTTGAGCAGGACTTTGGGAAGATTAGAACGGTATACGCTCGTTCATCTCTTTCGGAGAATCCTGGCGGATTACTTGCAACTCCACAAACGTTGCGTAACCTGAAGAACAACATGGGCTTGGCTGAAGAGATTGCTTCATCAGCACGACTAGGTGAAGAAGGCTTCTCTGTTCTAGGCTTACTATTCAATGATGGTGACCCAGAGGATTACAGCACTCTTGTCAATAGTCAGTTCTATGATATTAAGATTGCTGGTAGACCTATCAAGCAACAGAACGAGGACCTGGCTGCAGCACAGCGTAAGAACGAAGTCAACATTGGCTGGTCCATGTACATTCCGTACAAGAACATCTTGTTGTCTATTGCTGAAACTCAAGGTGTAAAGCAGAACAGTACAGAGTGGAACGCTAGGTTCAAGCCACTGCTAGACAAGAAGGTTGCAGAGGTTTCCGCTTTGTATCCTGCTTGGGCTGATGCTCGTTTGAGTTTCAACGGGGCTAAGGCAACCAATGTTTTCTATGCTCTTGCTAAGGCTGTGAACAACAAGTCATACATGCAAGGTGCTGGTAAGCGTAATCAGGTTGCTAAGGCTATGAAGGAATGGGTTCCATTCAGAAACATCATTGCTTCTATCTTGGCAAGACGACAGTATAAGACTATTGACGCTCAGGCTAACCAAGATATTTTTGAAACTGTTGAAAGAAAAGCAGCAGAACTTAGTGCAAAGTACCCAGAGTTCACTTTGGTGTATGACAGATTTTTAGCAAATGATTCTTTTAGGATTGAGGGATAATGGCAGAGGTTTGGGAAATCTACGATATTGATGGTGACGGTAAGAGTGGAACCAAAGAGGATAAGGCTGCCTTTAATAAACTTTCCGATAAAGACAAACAGGCTTGGAGAACTAATCCTCTTGGTATGACTATGGCACGTGACCAGAAGTCTAAGGATAAAACCAAGAAGGATAAAACTGAATCTACTGGTCCAGCCTGGAAGAGTCTTGATATTGATGGTGATGGAACTCCTGGAACTAAGGCAGATAAGAAGGCTTGGAAAGGGCTATCAGAGAAAGACCGTGCTGATTTTCGAACACAGTTACAGGGTGGCACTACTGGAAGTTCTGAAGACCCAATAATCAAGGCTCCAAGTTGGATAACTGGCGGACAGGATATGACTCTCAGCCAACTATCCAAACTGCCATTTGTTTGGGGTGGGCAAGGTGCTGAGGGTCAAAAGAAAATTCAAAGACTTGGAAAACTCCTTGGCGTTAGCGGTGCTGAGCAGATTACAAGCACATGGAATTTTATTCTTGGTTCTGCTGTAGATAGCCAACAAGGTGTTATTGGTGCTGTAAAGAATCCTTTTATCCAGCAACTACTTGCATCTGCACGTGGTGGTGGACCACAGCCTTTCAATAACCAGAACATTCAGTTGACTCGTCGTGAGGATGCTAACGACATTCTTACACAGACAATGATTGATTGGTTAGATAGAGCACCTACAAAGCAAGAGAAAGACATGTTCTTCAAACGTCTTACTACCTTGCAAACCAAACGCCCTAACATTACTAAGGGTACTGGCACTGGTGATACCACAACTATCTCTGGTGGTGTTGACCCTGTTGCTTTGGCTCGTAAGTTTGTACTCAAGAAACTTTCCCCAGACCAAGACCTTGACGGTACGCTTGGTGTTATCCAGAGCAATCTAAAGACTTTGGCTGAACGTAATGGTCTTATCATTTCCGATAAGGAAATGCTTGGCATTATGAAGAAGATTGCTAAGGGTGCTTCGTACGATTCCTATAAGGCAGAGTTCAATGAACGTGCTGCTATCAAGTATACGGCTTTGGCTGATGCTTTGAGAAACAACCCTGATGCTACTGTCTATGATTTGGCTACAGAATATATCCGTGACATGGCTAACATTTTGGAGATTGACCCTAACCAGATTACCTTGAAGGATGTTGAGAAGGCTATTGCCTTCGTTGGTCCTGATGGTAAGCAACGAACTCTTGCTGGTTGGGAATGGAAGCAGATGCTTCGTGAGGACCCACGTTTCCAATACACAACTACTGCTAGAGGTGAGGCTTCTAATATGGCTACTGCTTTTGCTAGAGCGTTCGGAGTAAGTATCTAATGAAAACTATTGTTAGTAAATCTGCTATGGATGTTTCTGGTGGATACCAGAGATACCTTGTAACTTATAGTGATGGCTCAACAGAAGTCTGGTCATTGAACCTTGCAAGCAATAAGTGGAGCAATACTTTAGGTCAGTATGTAAACCCTGATACTGGTGAGATTCTAGCACAGGAAGCAACCAGCCCATTCGGTCCAGACTTTGGTCCTGGTGGAAACATGGGTGGAGAAACTGGTTCTACAGGTTCAACTGGTTCAACAGGTAGCACAGGCTCTACAGGTGCTACAGGACCAACAAATCCAATCATGGCATTTGATGTGTTCCGTGACATCCTTACATCCTTCCTTGGCATTACTGATGTGAACATGTTGCAGGAAATCTATACGGCTTCACAAAAGTATTTGACAGCAAACATTGACCCGTATCTTATTCCAGATTTGTTGGCAGGTT